AGGTGAGCTGCGAGGTCTGACCAACCATGGCCTTGTAACCACGCTCCTGCTCGGCGGTGAGGCAAAGCTGGTTCCAGATGTGCATCCAGTCACCATACTGGCGATCGATGCGCTGTCCTCCGATTTCGACCTCAACCTGGGCGACAAGCTGCTCACCAGGGAAATCGAGCCAGCGGGCAAAAACTCCCATTCCGTCAGTTCCGACGGGGGCGTTGGCGTTGGCCATCTGCTGGTTAATTTCAGGAAGCGTCACCTGAAGATAGGTGCGGTAGGCAAGATCACCATTGCGGGAAATGGTGCAAGTGACTCGGCGGCCAAAATCGGCCTGGCCGTTGAAAGTCTGTTCAATAGATTCGACGGCAAAATTTGTGTGGCGGCGGTAAGTAACCTTCCAGAAAGTAATCTGGGGGTTTCCGGTGAGATAGACGTCCTGGGCGCCATAGGCGACAAGCTGCATTAATCCTCCTCCCATAGTATTATACTCTTCCTTAAGAAAAAAATTTTGCCGAATCTAATTTAATTCATTTTTTTCTAATAAAAATTAGAACGATAAATATCCACAAGTTTTTCCTTCATTCCTCAAGGGTATCTATATTCAAATTAAGAGAGATAAATTTTTTGAGATAGGAGTCTAAAAAAACTTCTTTTTTTCCACCATGATTTTTTGTGAATACATAACAGTCTTCATTTTTTTTAACTTTCCAACCATTTTCGAGAGCATTATATATAAAAGCCATTTTGTGGAGTTTAATTATGTCTATTTTTTCACCATTTTTTATATCAAAATGAGAAACATCCATATAAATAAAATAGTATAAGAAAAAATCAACAATATATCGTATAAAATCATACAAATATGGCATTCAAGCCTAAAATAGATAAAAAAATAGTGACAACACCTATTGTTACATTAGATAAAACACATGAAAAAAAAATGGATGAGTTTTATCATAATGAAAATAACGTTATTCCAGAACTAGAAGAAAAATGCAAAATTTTGCGTGAAAATGGAGAATCAACAACCATTCTTGAAAAACAAATTCAAAAACTTAAAAATGAAAAGAAAAAATATTTGCTTCAAAATTCAAAACATATTTTTGATTATTTCGAGAATAAAAAGGATATTTCATCTGATACTACTAAACCAAAAATCCTGGATAATTTTTTTGGTATAAACAAGGAAAATAATAAACAAGTTCTTCAAAAACATAATGAAACAGTAAGCACCTATTTTAAAAGTATAGATCCTCAATATTTGAATATTGATGCATACTACTATGACAATGAAATTTGCGAACATTGTGAAAAGGGGGAACTGATACCAATTGAATATGAAGGCATCGTTGTATGCAATAATTGTTATCGAAATACACCATATATTTTTCAGAAGGAGAAACCATCATACAAAGATCCTCCTCAAGAAGTATCATTTTATGCATATAAGCGGATAAATCATTTTCGTGAAATATTGGCGCAATTTCAGGCAAAAGAAACTACTCAAATTTCTGATGAATTAATTGAAAAAATACGATTGCAGATTGTAAAAGAACGGATTACACTAGAACAGCTAACAAATGCTAAAACTAAAAATATACTAAAGAAATTGGGTTTGAATAAATATTATGAACATATCCCCTTTATTAAAGATCGTTTAGGAATTAAACCGCCTATTATGACCCCTGATTTGGAAAATAAACTATGTACGCTCTTTATGGAAATTCAACGACCCTATTCGCGATGTTGTCCTGATAATCGCGTTAATTTTTTGAATTATTATTACACGATTTATAAACTTTGTGAAATGTTGAATCAGTATCAATTTTTACCCTACTTTCCGATGTTGAAAGATAGAGAGAAGCGAATAGAACAGGATGAGATCTGGAAAAAAATATGTAATGAGTTAGAATGGAAATTTATACCGACTGTCTAGAGTGGGGAGACCCCACACCCCTTAAGGGCTTGCCCTTAATAAAAATGGGTTGTTAAGGACTTGCCCTTAATAAAAATGGGTTGTTAAGGGCTTGCCCTTAATAAAAATGGGTTGTTAAGGGGTTGCCCTTAAGGATATAGAAGTAAAATAAACAGAAGATATATGAAATGGCTTCACAGATTTTAGTTTCTCTCTTCAATCATGTTGGTAAAGAGAAACTTCAAAAAGGATTTACTGATCTTCTTTTCGCAAAAGTGGAAAAAGAAGAAGACAGTGATAAATATGAGTATACACAATTATCACATAATGCATCACATATAATGAAAAATGCCTTTTGGAGATATTCAAATGTATCCTACGTTATTTTACCAACTATCGTAACAACAATTCATAAATTCAGTTTTGAATATTGTAATAATTTGATTTATGTGAGAATTCCTTCTAGTGTAACTGTTATTGAAGATTATGCATTTTTTCACTGTGTTTCCCTAAAAAATATTATTATTCCTGATTCAGTCACATCGATTAAATGCGGTGCTTTTGAATACTGCGATAGTTTAACCCATATGATATTACCGAATTCATTGAGTGAAATAAGTGATGGCACTTTTTGGTGTTGTTACAATTTAGAAAGTGTCGTGTTACCTGAATCCATCACAACTATAAGAAATGGTGCTTTTTGGTGTTGCGAGAACTTAAAATCTATCCAAATTCCATCAAATGTTACCAAAATAGGAGTAGATGTATTTTATAGTTGTATGCAGTTAGAAAAAATTAGTATTCCATTATCCGTCATTTCTATAGGACGAGATGCTTTTTATGATTGCTTCAGCTTACAAGAAATTGTAATACCACTTCATTTCAAATCAAGGATGGAAATTATATTCAGAAATGTAGAATTATCCAAAATAGATATTACCTATATTTCCTAATCCTGAATTAAGTCCATAAATGTCTCCATACAATCATTAATTTTATCTTTATCTCCAATACGCATGAATACTGCAATACACAGCATAATACCTCTAATTAATTTTTCATTATCAAAGAAAGTATCTACTTTTATAAAACTCTGGATAGTTTCAGGAGTATAGTTTTGATAAATAGCCATCACTTTTTCAGATTGTGGTGGCTCTCTATTCATATTGGTATAATTTTTAATAAACTCTTCACGGTATGTTACTATATAGTCTAAATATGAAACAATTTCACCATTATCGAGTTCTACTTCCAATGCATCGAGTTCATCGTAGAAACCTACGAAGCGTTTAACAAGATCTATATCATATGAATTAGTAATAATTAAAGGATCAGAATTGTCGTGATTCCCAGTATCCTCGAATAAATTTGTAAATACCTTGCACGAATTTACAAATTTATCTGAAACAGATAGAGTTCCGTAGGTGTTTTTTAAAGTATAATTCATTGTGTATCTATGTATAATATTATTGCAATCCTGATATTATTTTAATTCAATTTATCTATAACACTCACGTAAATATATATGAACCTTTAGGTAAAAGAGTCTCATTACCAAAATCAGCATTTCGTTTTTTATTAAGGTCTCTTACAAGAACATCATTTTTCGGTATTCTTACCAAAAAACGTCCGTCATTACGTTTACGAACGATCCATCGATAGCGAGGTGAACGGATGTTCGGTAAAACTATTAGTTTTATTTTTCCTAAATATCTCTCAAATTGAGTATTTTTTTTAGTGGTAGACATTAATTTATATTATATATATTTCTAGAAATATAGATTTTAGAAATATATATGAATATATGAATCTATGAATCTATGAAAATATTCATGTATTTATAGATTTTAAAGTAACATATTTACATTCGTGGGAAACCAACAAGGTTGGCACCAATGCCTAAACCTGCGCCAGAACGGGCCTGCGATGCCATCGATGGCACGTATGTATCGAGGATGGAGAAAGTGGCTGCAGCAGTGAGGGCAATAAGAGCAACCTCATCAAGGTTAAGCGATCGTTTTGGGATGGCGTAGGCGGCCAAGGCAACCATAAGTCCCTCAACAAGGTATTTAACGGCGCGCTTAAGCAATTCTTGCAAGTCGAGCATATCGTTGAGCATCATTCTCTATAATTAAGTATTAGAAAAAAAATTACTTAAATGAATAAATTAAAAGAATTATAGAAATGAGTGACGGACAGTATGAACCACGGATGACCACCGATGGAAAAATGAATCCTAAATATATCGATTTACTCGAGGAAGATAAACCTATCGCCAACCAAAAATTTGTTTGTGTTTCTTTTGTTTCTCCAGAAAAAATCCTAAAGGATAAACATTTTTTTTATTTTGAGAAGTTCCTAAAGGAGTGGGAATTCAGCAAAACTGTCGAAAAATATCGTCAATTTATGCATTTTATTTCCTATAAATATAATGTTTCATTTGATGCCTTAAGTTCCGATTTAGATGAATTCTGCACCGAAGAAAAAGATATGTTAAAAAATGGAACTTTAGAAGATGACTTTAAGACCTTTATAGATAATAGCGAAGAAGCACTTCAGTCGGCATTTGATAAAGACCATCAATTTCAAACCTCTGTTAGATCAGTCAAAATTCGCGGAGTTTACCCTACACAAGAGGAAGCAGAATTGAGGTGTAAAATGTTACGCGAAGCAGACCCTAATCACGATGTTTATGTAGGTCCAGTAGGGATGTGGATGCCTTGGGAACCTGAAGCATATAAAACAGGACGGGTTGAGTATCTTGAGGATGAACTTAATCAGTTGATGCATGAAAAAGCTAAAAACGATAAGCGTGATAAAGAAGCATTTGAAAAACGTCTCCGCGAGGCTAAAGAAAATGCTATTAAAGAGAATGTTAAAATCGCAGAGGAGAGTGGTAATAAACTTTCGCAAAATATCGATGAAAATGGTAATCTATATGATGTGCGAAATGTGGACGATGCCAATGCTACATCGGTGGCAAATATCCGTAATGAGATTTTTGAAAATCCAAATGTGGTCCCCGATAAACCTAATGATCCAATGCTGAAGAATTAACTAAGCAAACTAAGAAAACTAAGAAAACTAAATAAAATTGAATAAATTATATTAATACAAATACTATTAATATAATTCATAGAGAATGACGGAAATCGATAACTCTCAGTTGCTAAATAAAAAAAAGGAAAAAAAACATAAACACAGATGCTTTTTGTGTAACACAAAAATTCAGGTTGCGATGCGAGGTTATCCTTGCCAATGTCAACACGAATTTTGTTTGCTCCACCGTCTCCCTGAAAATCACGAATGCACTTTTAATCGTCGAGAAGAACACTTGAAAACATGTCAATCCAAAATATCTGAAATGAAATGTGTTTCTGAAAAAATGGAGAGAATATAGAATATTTGAGTATTGAGTATCGTTGTAATTTTAGTTTTTACCACAAATATTTTTAGTATTACCTAAATCATATTTTCTATCAATATATCGCATATCTTGTGTAATTATTTTGCATTCATCTATTTTTTTATTCCTTCGATATATGCGTAAAATATTTAACCGTCCTTTTTTTGCAGTTGCAGCCTGACGTTTATTTTTTTTAGTATGTTTTGTTTCGTAACGAATCCCTTCATTAAGCGCCATTCTACGACGCTTTGCTGTTTGATTCAGTTTATAGTGATATTTTTTGCCGTCCATATTCACCTTTTTGAGTTTAGGAAGTAATTTGCGTGTGCGTGTGCTACTTGATTTGCGTGTGCTACTAGATTTAGACATCTGTATATAATAGAGTAGCATAATTTTTATTTTTGTATCCAATCATAACTATTATCGAAATAACTTTTTAATCGTTCAATATCATCTATGATATTACTGTTATATGTGAGACAAATATTTACTTTATCACCATATGTAAGTATAGAATAGAGTTGTGAAACATCGCACGGTGTCACTATATTGGAGACATTTTCTATTGTAATACCATTCGATAATTGTTTATCTTTATATGGAAGAACATAATTACTAATAACAAAATCGACTTTATTGTTAAAAAATCGCAATAAATGACACGCGTTTTCATTATTCCAGTCATAATAAAGATGCATAGCTTTACTAATTAACCATGTAGCAGGAGTTTTCTTATAAAATTCCATAAAGTCGTGGACTTCAGATAAAATACATTTCGCAGACATATCTTTTTTTACTTCATTTGCTAAGAAAATACACCCCCATTTATTTTCCTTATGAATATCAGTAATATCCTTTCGCATATTAAACATTGCTGCCGATGTAATAGTGCCTTTTTTTAAGTAATCATGATTTGCTTTAACAATAATAGAATGAAGAATATCATTAATGGAAAAATATTTTCCATTATTTCTCTCTGAGTATGTGTTCTGAAGTTTTTTTAGATCTGTGAGAGATAATTCGGCAATTTTAATCTGTTGAACTGTATTTTTGGATTGTGTTACATTATTCGTATTAAAGAAAAATGAAAATAGATAGATACTAATAAATCTAATGTAAATTAAATAGATAATTCTAAAAAACAATTTTACTCTTGAAATTATTTCAAATGGATTGAAAAGTAAATTCGTTTTTGAATTGGATTTAGGGAGTGACATATTATTGAGTGAGTCATCATCAAAAATTTCCTTAATAACTGATGCAATATAGGCTCCATCACCATACGTATGATCGCAACTAAATATAATATGATTATCATTTGTTACTACAACATTCCATCCAGGCAATGTTGTATCAAAAGGCGTATTTAATATATCATCTGCTACTTGAGATTGAGTTTTATCTACCTGAAATATCATTTTATCATAATCTACGCGAAAATACTTCCATTCATAATCAACTATTCGACACCTGAAATGAGGATACATAGTAATAATATCTTTTACCTTTTTTTTTAAAAAGTTCAATGTAGTTTCCTTTTTAAAGGAACTACATTTGAGAGTAACTATAATTTTATGACCTAGTGCATCTTTTTTATACATGTCATAAAATATTGTGGTTCCAAAAGTAGGTTTTTCATCATCCCAAATATTCATTTATTTGTAATATCTAAATACATTTATATTTACATATGAACTATATTTATTGTTTATCTAAATTTAATTTTTTTTTGCGTTCTTTTTGTTTTCGTTCAATTGATTTAACTCGTTTCATACGTTCAACTTGACGTTGATTTATATTATCAATCAATTTTCGTGTTTTAACACACCGACGGCATCTATTATGATAAGCCTTCATTCCTTTACTAATGTTTTTTCTATGTTTTTGTGTCATTGAGCGTCTTTTTGATGTATTTGCCATTTATGATATATATATATATATATTTTTGATTCACCACTTCGATTTGTTCACCACTTCGATTTGTTCACCACTTCGATTTGTTCACCACTTCGATTTGTTCACCACTTCGATTTGTTCACCACTTCGATTTACGAACACTAATTCTTGGAGTATTTTTCTTTCGTCCTGAATTTGGATCGTAAGGTTGATCGTCCTCATCATCCGATGCTATATTCTTCGATAATTCCCAGAATTCTTTCGATCCCAGCTTAAAATCACCATGTTTAGCTGCCTTATACCAAAAAATTTGGTCGTGAAGTTTATTGGATTTTGAGTTATTGTCAATAACCAAACATTCATAATTTTCAGTGCATTGATCCATTACCTGACAAAAAGATTCAAAATTAGGAAACATACCAGCATAGTTTTCCCAGATGCGTTTTCGATTATTAATATAGGGTTCGCGCAAAATAAATACATAATCAATATTAGTCCGCAAGTTAGGTGGGATACCCAGTGGATACTGCATTGTGATGATAAGCATTATTTTCCAATGACGTCCATTCATAAAGAGCATTCGCATCATTTTATCTTTAGTCCATGTAGCATCGAATAAGCAATCATCTAATATAACGAAAGCACGAGGATCTATTTTTGACGAACGACCATATGCTTCCTGTTCTTTTTTGATCTGTTTTAAAACTGCTTTTTGTCGTTTTAAAATATTTTCTATTATCGCGGTATTATATTCATCATGAATAAAGAGTTTAGGAACATGAGCTGAATAAAATCCATTGCCTGCTTCGGTTCCTGAAATAACAGTTCCAATAGGAATATTTTGATGATAATAGAGTAAATCACGCACTAAAAAGGATTTTCCCGTATCACGACGTCCTATTAAGACAATGACAGGGCCCGCATTCTGTTTTGGATCAAACCGAATATTTTTCATATCAAATTTTTTCAATTCCAATGTCATTTATAATGTATATGAGAGAAACACTTTTATGTTAAAAACGAATAGTAATAAAATTAGTTTAAAGTTAAAAATCTTTGTATTCTAAAGTGTTAATGTCATTCGATATTAAACAATCAAAGCAGTGTATTTTATTTGACGATTCATTAAAAAAAAGATTTACGTGTTATCAAAACTTTATTCCTTTGTATGAATGTTATTTTAATACGACAACAATGGAAGAATGGAATACTATGACACTGGAGTATCCAGAAGTCATATCTTCACTTAAGAGCACCGACCATTATAATTTATTTGAAGGATATAATGAAAAAACTAAAAAAACAATCTCTATTTTTGCCAAATTTTGTCCTCTTTTTGATCCGATACGTGTATTATTAGGAAAAACTGAAACGAATAAATATACATTACCAAAATTAGGAGACAAAAATCATATATTTGGGTGTAAAAATAATTCAGCATATGTAGATAGTTTTTTTTCGTATTTAACGTCCCAAATGTTACATAAAAATGAATTCGTTCATGGGTTAGATAGCTACGGTTCACTTTTAGGTATAAAACGTAATTTTAGAATAGATATCCGTGATGATATTGAATATCTTTTTGATTCCGATTATTTTTTAAAAAACCGTGAATTATTTAACATTTCGGATGAAATTTACGACTATTTTGAACCAGTTGAATCTAGTAAATACAAAAAACGACTTGAAATTTTAGATGAACCAATAGAACTTAATATAGACGAACTAAATATAGGAAATATGTATTCTGAACTTCCGAATAGTTTCAAATCAAGTGATTTAGTTTATATAAAACAAGATACAAAGGTATCCAGATCGAGAACGAAATCATCATCCACGTGTTCATCGCGAACATCTGGAACTATGGATGATGAAAATAATTTAAATAGCGATAGCGATAGCGATAGCGATGGCGATAGCGATGGCGATTGCGATAGCGATGATAATCCTATTTATGCAACAATTTCTGAATTTCCCATAACAATGGTATTATTAGAGACGTGTCAAGAAACACTTGATACCTATATGTCAAATAATGAAGTTTCCCAAGAAGAATGGAGTGCAATTTTTATGCAAATTTTAATGACATTAATTGTTTATCAGGAAAAGTTTTATTTTATTCATAATGATCTTCATGATAGTAATATCATGTATGTATCAACAAATAAAGAATATTTGTATTATAAATACAATAGTATTTACTATAAGGTACCAACATTTGGTAAAATCTGGAAAATAATCGATTTTGGAAGAGCTATTTATAAATATAAAGGAAATGTTATCTTTAGCGATAGTTTTAGTAACAAGGGGGATGCATCGACACAATATAATTGCGAGCCTTATTTGAATCCGAAGAAAACAATTGTTCCTCCTAATTTTAGTTTTGATTTGTGTCGTTTGGCGTGTTCTCTCTATGATTACTTCGATGAAGAAAGTGAACGACTATCTTCCGTAAAAGAAATTATTGACGATTGGATTAAAGATGATAAAGGTCGCAATATTTTATATAAAAAAAATGGTGATGAGAGATATCCTGATTTTAAACTTTATAAAATGATTACCCGTTCAGTGCATAATCATATTCCTAAATATCAATTAGAAAAGCCCATATTTTCACAATATTCAATATCCAGAAAGAATATTAGAAAAAATAAAAAAATAATGAAAATTGATACTATTCCTAAATATGTAGATTAAAAATCGGGTTTCGAAGTAAATGCTGCAGTCATAGAACCGCCTTTTTGATTACCATAACCAACAAAATCAAGAACATAAGAAGAAATAATAACAGATAAAAAGACAACACATGCATCAATGAGAATTTGCTTTGGTGCCTTTTTTTCAGTTGAATATTTATTAGCAACCAAATTAAGAATAAAATATAAAATAGCACAAACACTTGCTAAAACAATGGTTGATTCCATCTTATTTATATCTCTATAAATAAGATAGTCATGGATTAAACGAAATAGACTATTCTATTTCATTTAATTTAATTTAGTGTCTGAATATCTAATTGGATATTTGAAACGTCATCACTTATTGTAAGGGATTCTTCATCATCACCATCATCTTCTTCTAGTAAACGACGTGCATGATTTTCATCACTTATTTTTTCAAGTGTTTCTATGTCCTTTGGAGCATGAATATTAGATACACTATTATCCACGTTTTGAGCTTGATCTATATTTGAAAATGTGAGGGCTTTAGTTGTGGATTCAGGTGCAAGTGGTACTACATTTTGTGGTACTACATTTTGTGGTACTACATTTTGTGGTACTACATTATTAACAGTAATAGGAAGAGTTTCTTTCTTTTGCATCAATTCATGACTTGTATTATCGACACTTGTATTGCTGACACTTGTATTATCGACACTTGTATTATCGACACTTGTATTGCTGACACTTACATCATTAACATTATCTGCATTTTCTTGAAGTGTGGTTACTACGGTTTCCACATTTTCTTCCACTGTTTCATCTAAATATGCCCTAAGAATTGTCTCAACAGGAATGCTCTCTCGTACAGCTTCTAAGATGCATTCACGAATTATTAATTCAAGTTCGCGATTATTGCGTTGGACGTCAAGTGGAGGAATATTTTCTTCAAATAAATAAACATTTGTGTAGATTTTTCGTGCCAAATGAATATAAACTTTATGTACGAACTCTTCTAATTTAGGAATATCTAAATCGATAGTTTTGTGTTTCATACCAACACGAATACATGTAAGAGCTTTTAATTGAATAATATGAACACATGTAATCAAATCCTCTAAATAGTCACATCCACTCTCACTTTTAATTTTTTCTACTTCTTTCTTCAAAATATCAGCATTCCATTTTGGGATACGACTGATAAAGTTTTGAAATGTCATCAAGTATTTATCTAATTCATCATTCTCGACACACAATTGATATGCCTCTTTATAGATGGTATTGCATCCCATTATAATGCAAGGGGTAAGGATCGAAATGAGGCGACTTACCCACTCATTATTAGATTCTTGAAGACTTGTAATATTATAGTCATCCATTATTATGTAATTAATTCAAATATTTCTAAATCCTCTTTATTACGAAATAGAATTTGTAATAAGTAAACCATCAATAATTTTTCATTTTTGTAATTTTCTTTTATCGAATGATAGAGTATTTTCAATTCAAGTGATGATTTATAATAGTAAGCTATATCGTAACCCGAATAACCTTTATTATAGAGTTCATTTGTTAATTCAAATATATTATTTGTATTCGTATTTATATGCTTCAAAAGTATTCTATTTAATTGACTTGAATGATGTTTTATAAACGTTTTATAATTTGTATTCTCTTTATTATTTTTATATTGGTTGCGTTTATAGGAATGGAGATTAATTGAACGCCCGTCTATTATCGGATAATAAATGTAGATATCACAAAAACGCGATAAAATAGGACGTAATAATTGCTGTTTATTTTGGACGACCATAAAAAAACGTGTTGTTGTTGAAAACAATTCAATACATCGTCGTAACGCAGATTGAGCGTCTACAGTAAGACGATCAGCATTATAGAGTATGATACTTTTGAATTTATTTTTTGAAAATACACGACTTTTGGCGAATTGTTTAATATCATTGCGAATAAATTGAATACCTTTACCTAGAGTGCAATTAATTAGCATAACATTTTTTTGATATTCATTATGATCCACATATATTTTTTTTATAAAATTCATTAAAAGCGTTTTTTTCCCAGAACCATAAGGTCCATAAAAAAGAATATGAGGAACATTATTATTTTCTAAAAATAAATCTAATTTTTGTTTGATCTCGGTATGAATATCCATCAATTCAGGCGTTATTCAATATATTTACTATATCTTTATACGATTACGCATAAAAATAAAATACAATATTATAAATCTATTCATCCATTAACATCAATGCCATGGCTGAATAATTGTGCAAATCAATCAATGTATCACGCATGCCTTCATCATTTACTAAATTAACCCCGTTTTTTGTGATAGAGAGAGAACGCTGTAATTTATCTTCCATTCGCATCAAAACTCCAATAACTCCATACTTTGCAAATGCATCTCCGTAATCCTGATTTTTCTTTTTGAATAACTCCAATGCTTCACATTGAATTTTCTCCATCTGTTCTATTCGATTCATGGTATTTTTCTCTCTTTCTCTCTACTATCATATTCTCCTTAACTCGTTATTGATTTATAGTTAGTAAAATAATTAATATTTGATATGTTAACACCAGATTTATCTAGAGGTAGTAAGAGAGAAGATACATCTAAATCTATAAAGTAGGTTTCAAATATTTCATCGTGATAACGATAACAAAATACTAAAGTTTTTCTAATATCTCCTTGTGAAAGTAAATTTTGAATACATCTTTTCATTTGAATTCCTAGATTACTCTTATCGTAAATTTCCTTTTTATCTCTAACGTGGTATATACAACTAGCATTTATGCTTACACCATCACATTCATAAATGATAATTTTTTTATTTGGCGTGATAATCATAGCATTATTTATCATACAACTCATAAGTTGGTTGTCTAAACTATAAGGAAGATTGTCAAATTTATCTTTATTAAAGATCATATGGAGAAAGAAGTAGGTGTCTTGTTGATATCCTAGATAGATGTAGTTTTCAGTAGACATGTTAAACAAAAGTTTACAAGTCTAATTACTACATTATACTAGTGTTAATCCCTATTCAATTTTTTTTATTTACTAAAATATGCATGTTCTAGTATTTTTTTAGCGGTAAGTCGTTTTGATGCGTCCCAAGTTAAACAACATGATAAAATTAAATCTTGAAATTTATTATCATGATAATCCCATGTAAACTCATTCGTTCCATAAAATCGCCTATTCTTTGTGACAGATGTGTCCAAGATTAATTCATAACTGGTGTAGATTTCTTTCATATCATCAGGAGGATAACCCATAATATGTTTATAAAAAACCACCAGATCTTGATGATTTTTGGCAGGAATTAATGGACGTTTCATGACAATTTCATAGAGTATACAGCCATAACTCCATATATCCATTGATCTTTTGAGTGGATATTGGAATATTACTTCAGGTGCTCGGTAATAGCGTGACTGCACGTAATTTTTTAATAGAAATGGATCCTCTGTAAATGATGAACCTAAATCGATGATTTTGAGATGCTTGTCTTTGATAAGTATATTTTCAGGTTTCAAATCAGCATGTATGATGTTAAACGAATGTATGAAATCTAAACCATCTGCTATCTGATAAGAAAATGAACGTAAATCTTCATCATTAATATCGTTTTTAAGATAATACGTATATACATTCATTCCAAAAAGTTGAAATACTAGAAAATAATCTGTTTTATGTATAAACCATTTATAAAGTGAGATAACATGATTATTATATGGTTTTCCGCTCAATATCATAGTTTCGAATAAGTTTATTTCTTTTTTCACTTGTTTATGAAACCGCTCTTCATTCCGAATCACTTTAATAGCAACAAGTTGATGACGTTTATAATCTGTTGCTTTATAGACCTTTCCGAATACTCCTTTTCCAATCTCTTCCATTATTTCATAACGTGAATTAATGGAGTAATGTTTTTTTAATTCAACATGATTTGAATTATCATATATATTATTTTCATTTTCATTTTTATAAGTATAATAAGTATCATCATTATTATAATTATCATCATTATCAAGATTATTATTGGTTAACATTTCCATGATATTTATAGAGAGAAATAAATTTCTAGGTCGTTTATAAATCTTGAAAAATAATTACGCCCAACTATTAAGACTTTTAGTATATGGATTACTTTTAAATGCGTCTAGTAAATCTGGATTAATGCGATCTGTTCCAATTTTATCGTTATCATAGCGTTGCATACCATGAAGTTTCCCGTGTTGCTCCACAGTGGGAATATTGTTAATACGTGCAGAGGGAACCCACATTCGCGGATTATCACACGATTTTATATTACTATTACGTTGATTTATGTCTCCATTAAACATTGTCATATTACCATGGATACTAGCAGGTGCTTGTTGTTTATTATTATTGTTGCGCTGTCGTAAATAATTATCAACCAAATGAAGTCCAGATGAATCACCGCCTGCGCTATAATCCCCATAATTAGTTGTATCACGTTGGTTATAAACAGGTTGTTGTTCCGAAACTTCATATGCACCAGCTTCTTGATTCTGAACGTTGAGATGAAAAGGAGAACATTCAGTTGTTTGTTTCATTGTAAATTTGGCAATATCGTCCTTATCATGAACGTATTCGCCTCCAGCTCCACTCTTTTCGACATTAAGATGGAATGCGGAATCTTCCGTTGTTTCTTTAATAGTAGTTTTTGCTAAATCATTAGGATCATAAACATACTCACCACCACCTCCGCTTTTTTGAACGTTACCCGAAAGACGAATATTACCGACAACGTTTTCTTTTCGCGAAGGACGTAAAATATCCATAACAGGTGCGATAACAGCACCTATTAATCCGCCAACAGCACCATATTGGTCTCGCTGAATTACAGTAGCACGATTGTTTGGCAATACCTTATGTCCTAGTCTACCATAATCGCCATCAGATGCTGGTTGTGCATTTCCACCAGTATGTGCTTTTCCGCGTATTTCTCCGTAAGTATGCGGATGGCGGGGCTCTTGATAATTTTCAGGCGCTTTTCCTGCTTGCTGATCACCGCGTCCAGCAACACCACCATACTCAACAGTGGTATCTAAACGATTTTGGTGTTTAAGTTCTTCAATACCTCGCGCAGTCTGTGCCTTTTCAATACCTGTAGTGGTAAGATAACGTTCTGGACTATTAATAAAGTAA